TTTTGAATATATACTTTAATTAAATACTAATATTATTATTTAATTAAACACGATTAGAAATATTATTATTTAAATTATAATTATTTAAATTATAATTATTATACCTTTTTAATACTTGCATATAAATAAATAAAATTACAATAAATACAGCCATAGTAATAAATAAAATTTTAATAATAAAAATATCACTTAAATTAGATACACTAATTCTATCATAATTAACTGATGTGGGATAAGATGTTGGTACATTAGTAACAATATTCATTTGCGAAATACTATAATTAGATACAGAAATATTTATATTACTTATAGATGCGTTCAGTAAAGCTGATTGACTAAGCAAATATTTTATAAAGGAACCAGAAGAAATGGAGTTCTGAATATTAGTTGTTAAAGATGTGTAGAGAGAAGTCGAAATTATATTATTATTTGTTAATGGAATTATTATTTGAGAAACTAAAAGTAAACTATATAAATTTTTAAGTATAAAAGTAAGTCGTCTTCGACTATTTATAAATGAATATTCCTTTATAGACACATAATTGGAACTTATATTTGCTGAATGCGCAATTGATAAAACAATTGCAATTAAAGAATTATCATCTAATATTGGTTGTGAAAAACCAGATAAGGTCATAGAAGTTTCAAATTTTAAATAGGAATTTGTATAAATTGTTGGTATAAGAGTTGGCGACTGTGTTGGTATAAGAGTTGGCAACTGTGTTGGTATAAGAGTTGATAACTGTGTTGGTATAAGAGTTGGCAACTGTGTTGGTATAAGAGTTGGCGACGCTGTCGGGTTAAAACTTATAGAATATACATGTGAAGACTTAATATATGTTTGACTTAAATAACCTATTTGTGTAATATAAAAATTACTTCTTTTAATGCTACTATATATATGCGTATATGAAGTTATAGAATATGTTTGACTTAAAGAACCTATTTGTGTAATATAAAAATTGCTGATTCGGTCAATACTATTTATATATGTATTAGAATTAAATGCATTAGAAGTAAATGTATTAGAATTAAATGCATTAGAATACAAAAAATTATTACTATACTTAAATACATTAGAATTAAATGCATTAGAATATAAAAAATTATTACTATACTTAAATGCATTAGAGTATAAAAAATAATCAGAGTATGCAAAATAAGAGTTGTAAAAGGAATCTTTATTCATTGAACGTTGACTAAATGTATTTTCTTTTATTGAATAAGGCAACACCTTTTGCAATGTTGCCAAAAATAATATAATTATAAGCATTATCTGTAATTATATATAAATATATTTAAATATAATTTAATTTTATATATTATGGACATACAAAAACTATTAAAAGCGTTAGATGATGAATCAAATGAAACATTAATGAATTTTACGACAGATAAAATCAAAGAAATGAATTTAAATGTATTAAAAGAATTACAATTACCTAGAAAAGACACTTTAGAATTAATGTCAAAACTAAAAGATTATAAATATGTTGACGAAATGAATGAATTAAAATATGGTGCATATATTAGATGGATTCCCATTGAAGATCCAACAAATATTTATTTAACTCAGGGTGCATTATTTTGTGAAATGAAAATAACAGATAATGGAGTATTTTGTATTTGCAAAAATTATGGGTTTAAATCACGTCATTTTAATATTTCGATGGATAAAAATTTAATTTTTCAGCGATTAACAGATCAAGAATTAGTTCTTCTATCAGCCTTAGACCATTTATCAAAATAAATAATTTAAATTCCTTTAATAATTATATTCTCTTTTTTATAAATTTCTTCTTTAATTAAAAAATTATATACATTTTCTTTTTGGTCTCCAGTTAGAGAAATTACTTCACCAAATTCTTTATCATCAGTAATCGTTCCAGTGCAATTAAATTGTTTTTTCATATAAGATAATATTTTTTTTAAATCAAGATCTTTTGCTAGTCCAGAAATACTTGTATCACTTTGTCTATTATTTCTTTTTTTAACAAAAATTGTTACTTTATCATTATCATTATCTTCTTCTTGATCAAAGTTCATTTTTATAATATAGAATATATATTTTATATTATACTCTTTAAATAAATTTTATAAATATATTGATTTACTTTTTATTTTTTCTTATTTTTCTAGTTTTGACAGATTGTTTTCCTTTGCATTTAAATTTACCACGAGTGTAACCCTTATTATTAAAAATAGTTTTAGTACATATTCCAATCGCACGACCTTCATTCTTTAAATCAGGAGATACCTTTTTAATACATCTGCATAGCTTTTCTGCTAATATATTTTCCGCAGTATCCTTAATAAGTTTAGGTGATTTAGGTATTGGTTTATCATAAAATTCTAATATTTTTTTATAATCATTTGTTGTTAATTCTGTCATTTATTATAGTTTCTTAATATTTACAAATATAATAATTCTATAAATATATCCTTTTAAAATGTCATTTAAGTTTTTCTTGAAATCTAAAAAATATACATATATTAACTATGAAAATTGTTGTATTTGATTTAGACGAAACTCTAGGATATTTTACTGAACTCGGAATCTTTTGGGACAGTTTAGCGCATTATATGAAAATAAAACAAAAGCCAGAATTAGTCCAATCAGACTTCAACGCAATTCTAGATTTGTTTCCTGAGTTTTTGCGCCCCAATATAATAAATATTTTAAACTACTTAAAGACAAAAAAGGAAAGCAGTTGTTGCCACAAAATAATGATATATACAAATAATACAGGTCCACGCACATGGGCTAATCATATTATAGAATATTTTGAGAGCAAAACAGGATGCAAACTAATCGACCAAGTTATAGCCGCATTTAGAATAAATGGTAAAAATGTTGAGATTTGCAGAACAACTCATAATAAAACACATGAAGATCTTATTCGCTGCACTAAAATACCAGTAAATGCTGAAATTTGTTATTTAGATGATACATTTTATCCTGAAATGGCAAATGATAACATATATTATATAAATATTAAACCATATTATCATGATTTACAGTTTGATTATATGTTAGATAAATTTGTAAAATCAGACCTGGGAAAAAATATAGTTGCTGAAAAGGACGAATTCAATGATATTATGAATAAGCATATAAAACTTTATAGATATAAATGTCTTGACAAAGATTTGAAAGAATGTGAGATTGATAAGATTTTAGGAAAACAAATTCTAAATCATTTGCATGAGTTTTTTAATAAATCAAAAAAAAATATAACACTGAAAAATAGAAGAAAACGAAAAAATATAACATTTAAAAAGCATTAATTAAATTTATAAATTATCATCTATATTTAGCAATAATTTTTGGGCTCTGTCTTTAGCATTATCCACATATTTTTGTAGTACTGTTGTAGATAAAATAAACACTCCAGCTGAAAATGCTATGTTTCTATCCAAATCTGTAAACTCATATTTAGTTCTAAGTGGATTAAATCTCCAAATTAAAAATAAACATACATAAATTTTAACATAATAACTTAATTTATTTAAATAAATTAACGCATTTTCTGATAATCCTAATGAAGATACAATTAATAAAAAATAAGAAAAAAATACAACTATTTTAAATACTATTAATTGTATATTATTTAATGTTTCTTTATAAGTCATTATATAATATATTCTTATAAAAAAATATTTATAGAATATAAATGAATAATCCATATAGACAAAGTGACGTTTGCAACTCAAAAATACATGAAGAAACAAATACAAGAATTTATGATAGAAATATTCCTTCTCAAATGTTGCAACCATATTTAGACGTTCGCCCCGTTATGACAAAATATTCTTATTTTCCTATTGTCGATCCTAGAAAAGAGTTAAATGTTCCTTTAGAACAAATGCCTATTTATAACACTCATAAAGTTTTCAACCCAGGTAATGCAACTGCACCATGGTCTGGTTATGCTTCCAGTGTGAATGTCGAATCAGAATTAAGAAACCAAGTTTATGCACTCCAAAAATGCAGTCAATCAGTATATGTTCCTAACTCAAATAGTGACTTATATAAGTATGATTTTAAGAGTATAAAACAATCAAATCCTCATGAGCTATTGTTTGAAAATCAAGGATTTTCACAATTTAATCCAAATCCTGATCAAAAAACTGTAGGTGCTGGTATATTTTTAAATAACACTCGTGTTCAAGTTAGAGATTTAACAAAAACAAATCAAAAATGCTAATTAAATATTGATATATTTAAAAAAGAATAAAATCTAATAAGTATATTTCGTCATAAAAACCAAATATACTTATTTTTAATTAATATAGATATATATAATGTCACAAGCATACATAAATCAATTAACTATAAATTGTCTTGTTAATAAGGAAATGATTAATAAACATGTTGATAAAAAAAAGCTTAAAAAAGAACAAAAAGAAGAGATCAAATTTTATAGAAAGAGAACATACAACTTATTTAAGGAAATAATAAATGGAACTCCTCCCGAAGATTTATTACCTGATGTTAAATATGCTTATGATAATTTTGTAAATGCCTCTATACATTACTTTAAAACAATTGATAATAATGATATTATACAAGAAGAATATAATGGTTTAGATAATCATGTTAAAGATGATATTAAATATGTGTTAGATGCATCTACTTCTAATGTCGTAGAAGCAGACAAACTATTAATGCGTTCAGTTAAAGTTGATTTGCCAACAACTTTAGACAAATATATAACAAAAACAATTATACAAAAGAGAGAAGCGGATTTAATATTACCAAAACAAAAAGAAATAAACTTATTAGATCCACAATTTCAAACAAAGGGTTTAAAATAAATAAAATTTTGTAAAAAGAAAAATATCACAGTATTATATGAGAAAAACAATAAAAAGAAGAAATAAATTAAAGAAAGGAGGCACAAAAAGACGTGATAAAAAAGGTTATTTCTCTTCCATTAGAAATGTTTTTGGAGGTAAAAAAGAGAGAAAATCAATTAAATTACAGAAACTAAATTGCAGTCCAAAAGAAAAAGGTAAGATGAACGATTTTTCATGTTATACAAATGAATCACTTATGAAGCTAAAAGAACTTTGGAATGCAAGACATCCTGATGTTAAAATAACATCAAATTCACCCAAGGAAATTCATAGATTTATAAGCGAAAAACTTAGTGGTGTTTGTAATAAGGAATCATGTTGGTTAAAACAGAAGGGAGATTTTGGTAAGGTTGATAGTGACATTGCTGACTCATTTGCACCAGAGTCGCCACCAGAGTGGAAGAAAAATCCAAATGAATGGTTGTCAAGTGTTGATATTATGAATGTAATGAAGCAATATGAAAAAGCATATAAATGCTTTGATTTTATTGGCCCTACTCCAATTGATTTTGATACAAGAAAATTGTATGGTGAATGTGTTTGGGATGAATTATGTAATTTTAGCCTTAAAGAGCAAATACAACATGGAAAAAATAAAATTGGCATTATTTTTAACACTGATCCACATAATAAACCAGGTCAACATTGGATTTCAATGTTTATTAATATTAAAAAGAAAAAAATATTTTTCTTTGACAGTACAGGTGATAAGCCAGTGAAAGAAATTATGGTACTTGTAGACCGAATTAAAGAACAAGGTTTAAATATGAGTCCAAAAATGAACTTTGAGTTTGATAGCAATGAAGGAATAGAACATCAATATGGTAATACAGAATGTGGTATATATTCTCTCTTTTTTATAGTTCATATGTTAGAGGATAAAATGACTGAACACTATTTAAAAACGCATATATTAAAGGATGAATATATGCAGAAATTTAGAAAGATTTATTTTAATGATTCTTTATAAAAATATATAAAACTAAATTTGTAATCATTAAATATAGAATGGCTACAAATGCATTTTTAAACAAAGATAATATTAAAATGTTATGGGATGTAATAAGCGACGAAGACATATTCAAGTACTTAAAACTTAATAGTCAAGAGAGAATATCTCAAATGTTTGTAAATAATTTAAGAGGATTTTATGAAACAGAGAGAAAAAAAACAAATAATGTAGTTGATATAAATAAAAAATATATATTATTGATTTTGAATCACATTAAAAAGACTTACTCTCCTGTAGTACCAAATAAGATCAAAATATCTTATGAAGAGCCTCCTATTAAAGAACTTGTAACTTATGAAGAAATACAAAATGATCGCAAATCACAATTTGATAGAGATTTAAATAGAGCACAAGAAGAGTTTACTAATGCGGTTACATTAAAAGTACCAGATGTGCCAAATTTTTCCGATAACTACAAGGAATCACCTATTACTGAAATGGATAAAATTCTTAAGGAAATGACTGCAAAACGCAATTATGAAGTAGAACAAATAAGTAAAAGGCAACAATCTAGTGAAAGTGATACAAGCAATTGGTTAAAATCTCAAGAAACGTCTTTGAAGTCTGAAAAATTTACTCCTCCACAAAATAATAATTCAAGCAGATTAAAATATTTAAATTCTGCTGGTGAATTATTGCCAACAAAAGAGAAAAGTATTGCTTTAGAACAAAATAAAAAAAGTGTATCTTGGGGTGATACAGAGTCAAGAGATAATATTGAAATGATAATAGATGATGAACCTGACGAAAATATTTTTAGTAAATTTAAAAAAATAGATACAAAATCAGAAACTATAAATAATAGTAATAGCAATAATGAATTAAATGAAGTAAAAGCAGAAATTAAACAACTCCATGCAAAATTAGATAAAATTATTGAATTATTAAATGGAAAACAATAAATTAATTTAAATTATAATATATTTTAAATTAATTTGACTTTTAATTAACTAAGAGTTTTAAGACTTTCTCTCCGCGTTCATTTACTTCATATGTACCAACTTTTAATGGAATAATAGATGGATCTTTAAGGGCATTCATATATATATCCTTATCATATAAATCCAATACATCTTTACTTGCTCTTCTATACACATATTCAACCCCATTAATTGTAATTGGTTTACCAGTCCATTCGATAGCAACCTTATTTGCTTTGACTGTTGTATCATTTTGTTGTTCTGTATAATCAGGAACATAAGAAAATTTATCATTTCTTGGATCGCCAAAATTAACGCATTTTCCATTAGAATATATATAACAATCAAAAGCAGATTCCTTAACTGCATCTGTAAGCTGAGCTGTTAAATTTGCTTTAATTTCAGAAATTTCGAATAAATATTGGTCACTTGTAATAGGAACCTTAGGAATAGCCTTACTTAAATCCTTTCTCTTCAACTCAATTGCCTCATCGGATTTCAATTGTGCCTCTGAAAATATCATTAGATATATATAAACCTCTACAGTTTGAAGTGGTTTTGGTAAATCTTTATGACTGCAAATACGTCTAGCGCGACCAATAACTTGTTCGGTTCTGACAGGATGCCAATAAGGTTCCATAATATGAACATAGCGTGTATTTCTTAAATTGATACCTTCTGAACCAGACGATGTAATCATAAAGACTTTAATAACTTCACCCATATTATTGTTATGATATTTTGCTTTAAGAATAGAACCGATGCTTTCAGGAATTTGATCCCATTCACCATTATAAATATGTCTTATCATTTCTTTTTCTTCAACAGTTTCT